ATGACCATGACAAAACGTATCAACGGTGGTACTATTGGACTCAAAGATAGGGAACATCATTATGCGGTTGCGCTTAATATTATTGATTCTGGTGGTCGTATGGCTTAACGGGTGTGACCGTTTCAGGTACCCGTGTCAGGATCCAGAGAACTGGGAGAAGAAAGAATGCAAAAGGCCATATTGCAGCAGCACCGGAACTTGCCCCGATCAGCTGACTAAACCCGAGGATGCAAAGGTAGAGCAGAATGAACCCGCTAAAGCTAATCAGCCAATTTCTTGCCCTGACACAGGAACAACACGATGCGGTAATTAAGTTCTGCATCGCGATCACCTTTTGCTGCACAGTTATCATCATGGTGGGTGTTAGCCTGTATTCGGTCGTGTTCGTCACTCAACCGATGTCTGGGATGGCTCCTGCCGATAAACAATTTTTTCTCATCCTGTCGGATATGTCGAAGTACATCCTAGGATCCCTTGCGACATTATTGGCGGTAAAAGGAAAAGACGCTCTTCCGCAGTTCGTGCCGCCTAATCTGAGCACCAAAGAAGAGCGCGAAGACAAGCCACAACCGGCACCGAAATCGTCAGGCGGTTCACGTGAAACATGGACCAGCAAGGGTACTGCACCGGATTGGGCAAGGAATGAACCTACCCTAGATCCGGTATCTGCGGGTGCGCCAGTGTCCACCGGTTATAACGGTAAACCCGCCCCTGTTCAACCACCCCACCCGGAGATAACATGATCCTGCTATATTCCCGCATGATTGCGACCGTTCTATTAAGCCTGTTTTTAGTATTTCAGATCCACGCTGCTGAAACCAAGAAAGTGTGTCACGAAGAGAAGGATAAAAAAGGGAAGGTGGTTAAGGTGTGTCGGGACGTAAAGATTCATCAGAAGCTCGACGGTACAAAAGTACCCCCGAAATGAATCCGTATAAACTCCTCGCGATGGTCGTAGCTTTGGTGGCGGTGGCTTCAGCCTCGTATTATAAAGGTTATAATGCCGGTCAAGGGTTCGTCCAGCAGCAGTGGGATGAGCAAATGCGAAAATTAGCAGAAGACCGCGCCCGAGAAATAGAACTTGCTCGGAAAAAAGAGCAGATTATGCAAAATGAGGCCGAACATATACGACTGGAGAAGGATCGTGAAATACAAAAGATTAATAGCCGTTTTGCCTCTCTTTCTAGCAGCCTGCGCAACAGGCCGGAGCGTCCCGAGCGCCCCAGTAACCCAAGTACCGTGTCCAGTACCACCCCCGCTTGCGTCGCAGCCTCAGGAGCGGAATTGGCTCGCCGAGATGGAGAGTTTCTTGCAGGGTACAGTGCCTCAGCCGCAAAGCTCCAAGCCGACTACGACCAGTGCGTCAGACAGTATAACCAAGTAAGGCAGATGCTGGCCGATAGTGTAAAACAGTGATTCCTTGAATTGCCGATATACAAAAGGCGTGATATAATATGATACCCCGTTGCTTCGATACGAAAGGACCATCATGCCAGCTGCAGCGGTGATGACATACAATTCGTTGGTGGCCGATATCCAGAGCTATCTGGAGCGTACCGACACCGCAACGGTAGACAAAATTCCTACTTTCATTATGCTCGCCGAGCAAACGCTGGCGTCAGACATCAAATTCCTCGGAAATCTAACGGTGCAGACCGCTCAGATGGTTCAAGGAACCGCCATCATCGCGAAGCCAGCTCGGTGGCGCAAAACGGTATCGATGAATATCACCGTGAATGGTGTGCGTCAACCGGTATTTCTGAGGAAGTATGAGTATATCCGTGAATATGCTGATAATCCTTCAAGCCAAGATACACCGCTGTACTATGGGGATTATGACTTTGAAAACTGGATCGTCGGTCCAACGCCGGACGCCAATTATGACTTTGAAGTATTGTATTACGAGCGAGTTCAACCGTTAGATTCTTCAAATCAGTCAAACTGGTTTACGGAATATGCTCCTCAGGCGATGCTTTATGGTTCTTTGTTACAAGCAATGCCATTCCTTAAGAATGACTCGCGGGTAGCACTATGGCAGGCTATGTACACGCAAGTGATAGCGTCTCTTAAAAACGAAGACGTCACCCGCATTGGTGACCGCCAAGCTACGGTGCTTGATACATGACATCCTACGTTTCTCCATTCACCGGTCAGGTCATCCAGCCGACAGATGTAGCTTATCGGTCTGTAACTTTATCCGCGAACACCACACTTTCTTGGCCCATCAACGGCAACGCGACGCCGAACTACGCGGCTCGCATAATGGATGTGAACGCAACCGTAGGATCGCTAACATTGCGAATGCCACCGGCAAACCAGACATCGGTTGGGAATGATGCACTCATCCGAAATACTGGGGCTAACACTTTTACAGTAGCAGATTTTGATGGTAATACGATAGCATCTATCACTGCCGGCCAAACCCGCTATATCTACATTACCGCCAATGCGACCGAGGCAGGTACTTGGGGTATCATTGCTTTCGGTGTTGGTACATCTTCACCTGATGCGTCAAGTCTCGCCGGGCTAGGACTTCTTGCTTCTGGTGCCACTCTGAATCAATCGCACCCAACTAGCAATATATCAAGTGGCTACACATTTGTGGCGACCGATCGGGCATCTACTTTAGTATATGCGAGTGGTGCTGGGTCTGCTACTCTGCCTGCTGCCACGACTTTAGGGAATAACTGGTTTACATTACTTAAGAACAATGGCACTGGTACTTTAGTGGTTAACACCACGGGTGGTGAATTAATAGACGGACTTCCCACGAAAACGTTCCAGCCAGCAGATTCGGCATTCATATTATGTACTGGTACCGCTTTTGTGACTGTTGGATTTGGCCGCAGCACCACTTATAATTTTTCTGCATTAGTAAAATCGGTCACCGGAGGAGCTTACACTCTTACTGCTAATGAAGCGTCGAACCTCATTCATGAATATGTGGGTAATTTATCAAGTGCCGTGGTGGTCACTTATCCACCAGTCGTGAGCTTCTACGTAATTTATAACACCGTCACCAGTAATGGTTTTTCGCTTACTATCACCACGGGTGCTCCGGGTGGTGCAGACGCCGTTGTACCTGCTGGCCAAAGCTCAACATTGATTTGCGATGGTACGAACTTTTTTAACGCAAACACCGTGCAGTCGGGCGCTAGTAGTTTCTCGCTAGTTAATGGATCAGCAGCCAATCCGTCTCTATATTTCGCAAATGAAACTAATACTGGTGTATTTAGGCCGGGAGTGGGTCGATTCGGGATTACAGTGCTTACTAATCAGATCGTCGATGTAGACGCCAACGGGATAGAGGTTACTGGTACTGGCACATTCACTCAGGGCATTACCGGAGGCGTGTTCTCATGACCGCTAAGGTATTCGCATTGGATACTATCGCTGGAATTCAACGCGATGGTACGGTTTTTGATAAACAATTTTATTCAGATGGGCGGTGGGTGCGGTTTCAGCGAAATCGACCACGGAAGATGGGTGGTTATCGAGAAATAGTAAATGATTTAGCTGGACTATCGAGGGGTATATACGTAACACCGCAGAATGCATTCTCAATAGTGTTCAACGGGTATCGCGATGGTGTTCAGTCGCTGTCAGTAAATAATAACGGCGTGGGTTCAGGACTTATAGATCTTACGTTGTCTGATTTCGTGCCTGATAATTTAAATTTATGGCAATTCGATTCGTTCACAGACATTGCGGGTGGTGCTGCGACTTTATTAGCACACCCCGGTCATAATCTCCAGTACATTGACAGTACCTTCAACACTCCGGTTCTAGCGGGTCCTATTACCGGCACTTCATTATCGAAGATAGGGGTGTTTACAGATACTGTTACCACCACGATCGGTCTGAATACAGTAACTCTTGCTGCCGCGAATATCTTGATCGGGGCGGGTCAGACAATATCCGGCACCGGTATCCCGAGTGGAACTACAGTAGTGTCTGTGGTCAGTACGACTGTAACCATGTCTGCTAACGCGAGCGCTTCTGCTACGATCACTGCTACGTTCGACAACAACATATCGGTGTCTGGTGGGGTAGCAGTGCTGCATCCATATGTGTTTATATACGGTAATGATGGGCTGATTAAAAACTGCTCAGCGGGTAATATTAATGATTGGGTGTCCGCCGATGCTAATGAAACCAACGTTGCGACTGGTAAAATCGTTAAAGGATTACCAGTGCGTGGTGGTAGTAACGCGCCGTCTGGCTTGTTTTGGAGCTTGGACAGTTTAGTGCGCGTGTCATTTATTGGCGGCGTCGGCACTCCGGCTCAATATTGGCGATACGACATTATATCGAGCCAGTCTTCGATTATTTCTTCCCAATCAGTCATCGAATATGACGGTATATATTATTGGTGTGGCGTTGACCGCTTCTTGCTTTACAATGGTGTGGTCAAAGAGATCGAGAATGATTTTAATCAGAATTACTTCTTCGATAACTTAAATTACTCGCAGCGTCAGAAGATTTATGCGACGAAAGTTCCTCGGTACGGAGAGATTTGGTGGTTCTATCCACGTGGGTCTTCGACTGAATGTAACGACGCTATCATATACAATGTGCGTGAACAGAAGTGGTATGATGCTGGTCAAGCATCAGGTGCTGGTAGATCAGCGGGTTATTTCTCGCAAGTATTTCAATACCCGATAAACGCTGGAACCACCATAAATGGTGTGGGGGCTATAGGTACCCTGACCTTAAGCAACGCCGGATCGGGATATACAGACGGATCATATCCTTACCTGCCATTAACCGGTGGCACGGGATCCGGTGCGACCGCAGGCATCACGGTGGTTGGTGGTGTTGTAACCGCCGTGATACTTGATGATAGAGGCCTCTCTTATACCGCTGGAGACGTTTTATCTGCAGTGATTCCGGGCGGGTCGAATTTTCAAGTAACGGTTGATTTCACCCAGAGTTATGTATCTCTGTGGCAACACGAATTTGGTAATGATGAGATCCGAAATAACATCCCATACGCGATAGAGAGCTATTTTGAGACCAACGATCTAGGTCTGGTATCAGGAGGTCCGTCCCAGCCATCGTTAGTCGGAGATAATAACTGGTTAAGACTGGAAAGGGTAGAGCCTGATTTTATTATGACCGGAGAAATGTCATTATATGTAACCGGTAGGCCATACGCTCAGTCACAAGACCAAGTGTCTAGCGCATACGTATTTGATGCAAACACGAATAAAATCGACATGAAGGAACAACGGCGTGAATTGAGACTCCGCTTTGTATCGAACGTGGTGGGTGGTACATATCAAACCGGTCGCATTTTGCTAAATGCTGATATCGGTGATGTGAGAGGTTACTAATGACTGACGTCGCTATTATTTATGACCCACGATATCACACATTCGAATCTTGGGCATCTCTAATGGTCGAACTATACGCGGCACAGAATTTGTCTATTCCTACAGCAAGTACGAAATGGAAAGACTGGGCAGCGGGACTTAAAGCTATAGATGTATTCACGAACGAGGGGATTCCTGATCCGTATCAATACGACGATTGGGAAAATTGGGCAGAGGCATTGGTGGGCATTATAAGCCCTAGAATGTAAAGGTTTAGAAATGACGCCTACCTTAGATATAGATCCGGCAGCGGCAGCTTACTTCGCCAGCCTACCCGACGGTGCTCAGCGATTAGCGCAGGCGCAATCAATCATGCGTGAAGTAGCCGCGATAGAAGCAGCAAGAAACGCCTCATCTTCTGCTCCGATAACGCAAGCCGCACCATTGTCAGTAGCATCATCTAGTAGCTCACCATTGTCAGTAGCATCATCTGGTAGCTCACCATTGTCAGTAGCGCAAACCGCCACCACGCCCCCAACGCTGAGTTATAGTGGGCCGGTAGATGTTATGGGTCCCCCAGCGCCTGTTGACGTCGGTGGAAATCTTCAATCACCTGCCATTAATTTACTTGGTGGGCCGGTTATCACGCAGAGTGCTGGTCCTCTACCGAGTAATCTAGCCACAGTAAGCACCGCACCGACTATCCAACCAATTACCGCCGGATTGAATAGGACTGCTGCAGATCGTCTGATACAGCAACAATACGGGGTTTTGGGCAGAGCAGGTATTGGCACCGGCGTGACATCAATCGACCAGCCGGGTTATGATTATTGGCTTGGTGAACTTGAAAGTGGCCGCATATCGCCCGATCAATTCGTGTCTGCATTTGACGTTGCTGCTGGGGTGCCGAAGACTCCTGAAGAGCAAGCCGCAGCCATTTACGGATTATATGGTCGTGCAGGACTCGGTACCGGAGCCGAAAACATCGATCCGGGCGGATTCCAGTATTGGACGGAAAAGTTAAAGTCAGGTGAACTCACGCCGACCGATATGGCTCGTCGATTCTCGTACGACATGACCGGCGACTTGAAGTTCGGTGCAAACAAAGACATCTCCGGTCGTGATGTACATAATTTCTTTTACGAGAACGAAGATAACCCATTCAAGATCGCGGAATATGCAGCATCTAAAGGTTTGACTGGTGCTGATGTCGCTCGCGCGACAGGCTTACGAGACGATCAGGTACGTGATTATTTTGGGCCGGTATTCACTCCGCTCGGCGATCCGATCGACAAGCCCGGTCGCGGTGTCGGCGGTCAATACGGCAACGTGAATGGCATGCCGATTCTGAATCGCGGGATATTAGACCAGCTGATCGACAGTGACAAAGCGTTTCAACCCGCCGGAACTAACATGATCGGTGGTGGCGATCCAGTAAACGATGACAACGCACTGGGTTGGGACACGGCGTCGGACAGCGCTCAATATGCTCGCGGTAACGCTGCATTCGGTGTTGAACGTAATGTTCCAGCGATGGGTGGTACCACTCAGATCACCGGGGACCTCGAAGGACTGGCGAGAGCGGTAGGCATTAATCCTGATGATTTCAAGCGTGAAATCAAATACCAATATGGACCAGCGTCGTCAGAGATTGATCGCAATGCGCTTTATGATGCGGTCTCTGAAAGAACGCGTGATTTTTACAGAGTGTCCGGTGCCGTGGGTACTGCGCCGCAAGATTCAGCTGCGGTGAACCGTCCGGATATCACCGGCAATCACGCATCGATATTGTATAAGGCGATGGGTGATAAATTGGTGCCACAAGGTGACCCGACTTATTACAACGCGCCTTACCAAGTCAAGAGCAACGCGGTTGCAACGATCGCGATGGCGATCCCCATGTTCTTTCCGGGTGTGGGTCAAGCAATCGGCACCGCGATTGGAATGTCCGGCACTGCCGCGAATGTCGTGGGTAGTGCTTTATTCAATGCTGGTATTAATGCATTGGTGGGTGCCGATCCTGTAAAGGGCGCGATCAGCGGTGGAATAGGTGGCTTCGCACAGTCGATGTCCGGCCCGATCGCTTCAAATGTTTTGGGTGCCGGTGATGA